GGGCATCCGGCGCGATCAGCACGGGCGACGGCAAGGACTACTTTTTCGTTCCACCCGAACTCGACGGATGGGTGTTAACGACCGCAAACGTCAAAGGAAATTTAGTAACCGTATCTAGTTCGGGTCTGCCTCAATTCGACTTGGCTCAATGCGCCGTTGTCGCTACCGGCTCAACCTGTTCTGGCACGGTGACAGACGTGCTCTCAACTAACGGTACATTCGATGCCAATACAAACGATACGGATAATGCCACGACGCCGCTCGTAGTAACTGGAGGTTCGGTGACAGTGCATAGCGGCGAAGCGATCAGGCTGGACATTGACGCCGCTGGTACGGGCGCGGCGGACATGCACGTTACCTTAACGTTCACAAACCCATGAAGCTAAAACTTTTCATTCTCGCAGCAATCGCGTTTCTTGTCATCGAAGTGCAGGCACACGCTGGCGTGATTCTGATTAGTCATGTCAGCGCAGCCGCAAGCGCAGGCGACCACACGACAGTTACCACGGGGCCGATAGATACGACGGGCGCGGATTTTATCGCCGTATGTGTTGGCTTTGCTTTTAACGATACTATTTCCAGTGTGACGGATAGCGAAGTCAACAGCGTTTCAGCTAGAACGGCCTACCTGAGTACCAACGATGCCGCCGCGCAGTTATTCTTTATCGCCAGCCCCAGCACGAGCGCGACGCACACATTCACGGTAAACTGTACCGCGAGCTGCTTCCCTTCTGCGGACGTAGCAGTTTTTAGGGGAAGCAAGCTGTCCTCGCCTTACGAATCAGAGAACGGTGCGCACAATGATTCGTCGGCAACGCTTCAGCCTGGAAGTATCAGCCCTGCGGAAAATAACGAGTTGCTTATATCCTGTCTAGGTTTTGCTGGAGCCACGGCTACGGCTTCGATAGATTCGGGTTTTTCTATCTCCGATCAACAAGACTGGGCTAACGCCGTTAACATCGGTTCGGCGTTGGCCTACTTAAACGAGACCACGGCAGCGTCTAAAAATCCACAATGGAGCTTAACCGCCAGTCAAAGTACCGCTGCTTCAATAGCGACTTTTAAATCTGCGAGTCAGCAAGCGGCTCCGAGGGTATTCTAATGCGACGTGTATTTTATCCGATCTTATTTCTCCTGTGTTTTGTTGCATCCCAGGCATGGGCGACCACCTATTACGTCAACAAATCCGGCTCTGACGCTAACTCCTGTGCGACAGCACAATCGTCAACTCCGGCTAATGGGAAATTAACTATTGCTGGCGGTATAGGTTGCCTCAGTGGCGGCGATACACTCCTGATAAGAAGTGGCACGTATGCTGAGACTATCCAATACCCAACCGTGAATATCCCGTCCGGCACTGTGTCTCAGCCAACTACAATCCAAACTTATCCTGGCGATTCCATAACGCTTAACGGGTCCGGTGAATATATATTATGGATTCGAAGTAGATCGGATATTATTATCGACGGATTGGACCGTAGCCTTACTCTATCTGGCGTTAACACCACCCGTGGTGTCGTGCGAATAGAAGATGCGCCGCGAGTTACAATTCAAAATGCGAAACTAAAAGACACGACAAGCCCAACTGCGATTACCGGAACCTGCTTTACGATGGCGTCACAATCTCAATCCGCATCAACCGGCGTCAAGCTGATAAACAACGAAGTAGGTAATTGCGGCACAGCCATCGGCACGGGACACGGAGTTTATTTGAGCTTTTGCGCCTCTTGTCTAATCGAAAGGAACTACATACACGACGCTGCCAACTTTGGTGTTCACAATTTTAGCTCGTATTTCATCAACAACAACAACATAATTCGATACAACTATATCTACAACAACAAATCAACTGGCATGCTCCTTGGAGCGGGCAGTGGCACAATAGCTGACCATAATATTATTAGCAACAATGCGACAGTGAGTACAGGTGGGGGAATCAGAATCCAGTATACAAGTCCAACGAACATGCAGGTATATAATAATACAATCTACAACAACACTGGCCCGTGTATATACGTCGGCGCCGGTAGTGTGGATACGAAATTAAAAAACAATTACTGTCTATCCAATACGTCTAACATTATAAGTGATAGCGGAACGAATACCACGGGAGCGTGCGGAGATAACGGGAATTTGTGCAACACGACGACAGCCAACCTGGTAGACCCAGCGAATGCTGAGTTTACGCCGTCTGCGGGTTCGCCTGTGATAGATGCCGGAACAGATGTTAGCCTGCCCTATGATGGCACGGCCCCAAACATCGGAGCGTTAAGCTCCCCTAGACTTAGTGCCTGTGAGGTGGGGTCTGTTGACGCCACAAGTCTGATAGGAACATGGACGAACAACGTTGGCGCACCTATCTTACCCGCGAGCGGAATAACTGGCTTAGTGATTGAAGAAGACACCGGCGGTGGATTCAACCCAGTTACCGTATCTAGCACAGCTCGAACAGGGACCAATTCTACTGACAGCACGCTAGGCTCATCTATTACTGGTGGAAGCTCGGTTAGATTATCCACAAGTTCATCGAACCTAACCAATTCCCAATTAATCGGCAATTCTCTCAATGGAACACTCCCCGATGTTTCAGCTGTGACTTGCACTAACAATGTAGGCGGCGGCGGTCCTAGTTACACGATTACTCAGGCAGCCGCGCAACTCTACAATGCCAGTTTGGAGAACGGCGCCCTGGTCGCATTGGCAAGCGCCGAGACCATACCACCCGATGGAGTTGTTCTTGTCGGGACGCAGCTAGACTTTACCGCAGCCGATGTCCCTATTCGCTCCTACAAGTGGACCGTCGATAAAAATAGCGGCGGCTTTAACGATTTGACTGACACCTGCGCGGCTGGCGGTGCCTGCTTTTTCGGGATAAGCGGGGGTTCGTCATCTTTCCCTGCCGATCAGTTTGCTTTAAGCTCATGCCTGAGCGCGGGCGGGCTTACCGAATACGCGGGTGCGGTACTAAGAACGTCTGCGGCTCTACCCAATTATGGGGGAAGCGGATCGCAAGACCACTGTGCTCCACTGGGCGCGTTAGTCCGAATAAATGGCGCTACCAAGGGCGATGTTTTTACGTTCAGGTTGGAAGAAGATACGGGCACAGAAACGGTCGTCCACACAATAGAGCCAAGATTTACAATAGGAAACGACCAATCACGGCTACAGTAGGTTTCTGACGACGCGAACGAATAGGACCATTGACGGCTTAAAAACCAGATGTTATGATCCGGCCAAGTAGTCTCAGTTGAGTAAAAGGAGTTAAAAATGCACGGTTTTGGAGTTGATCCCACGGGTACTCATTTCGAGAAGAATGGTGTTGTAGGAGCCAAGCTCACGGGCAACGGAGCACGGTTTGGAGAAAACGTTGATCCAGCCACCGACAAAAACTTGGAGATCGCCTCGGTTGGCACCGGCACCTGCTCGTCCAATGCGGTCACGATCAACAAGCAGGCCGGGGTTATTACTACGGAATCTCTGAACACCGCTGCTGGCGCCGAGCAAGCCATCACCCTGACGAATTCGGTGATTAAAGCCACCGATATCGTTTTGGCCAGCGCGGGCCTTGGTGGTGCGACGAATGGAACTCCCGGCGTCGCTAGTGTGACAGTTTCGGCTGGTCAGGCTATCATCACCCTGTCAAACTTTCACGCCTCCAGTGCTTTCAACGGCTCGATCAAGATCGCGTTTTTCGTGTTGAACGGAGCATAAAATGGCTAAGAGCATGAAGCTCGGTGGTGGTGGACGGTTTCAGAAGCTCGAACGGAGCATAGCCGCGAAGGGCAAGGTCTCAAACCCTGGTGCTGTAGCCGCCACCATTGGCCGCAAGAAATACGGCAAGAAGAAGTTTCAGGCTATGGCGGCTGAAGGCAGACGAGACACTCGCCACGACCACGCGATGCCGGGGCGCTTGAGGGGTTGAAATGCCACTTGGACCGGGGGTAAAATACCGAGTCAAAACTACCAAGACTGGTAAGAAGGTCCGGCTTGCTTATAGGGGCAGTAAAGTAATCGAAGCCAAGAATCTCAAAACCGGCGCCACCCACACTCCAGCCGAATTTAAAGCTGACGAGCGGCGCCGACACAAAATGCCTAGAATTTTACGATAAGGAGACCACATGCCTGAAGAAGTTAAACCGACAGAAACGACAACCCAAGCCCCCACACCTGGAGGGCCACAACCGGCTTTTGATCCTGCTGAGATTAGCCGTATGGTACAATCGAGCGTTCAGCAGTACATGGCTGAGAACCCCCCGGTGGTTGAGCCTATGGACCGGCGCCCGCAGCCGCAAGAAAACCCGCTCGACTCGGTGATCAGTCCCTACGTTGACCCGAAGCTGTCAAAAGCGAACCTCATGGCGAACGCGGCCCGCGACTCGGCCATTTTCTACGCCCGCCATCCCGAGGCCATCGAGTACATGGACGAAGTTGAGAAGGTGTTTAACGGGCTGCTCGAACAGGGCTCTCCATACGACCACGAAGCCGTATGGTCCTGGTTCCGGGGCAGCCCGGGCAACTTCGAGAAGTTTGCCGAGGAGCACATGAAAGCAGAACAGGAAAAGATCGAAGCCGCCAAGAGAGACTCCACCGTTGACGGCGGGGCTCGACCCCGTGGCAACGTCCAGGTCAAGGATGCTCACGAAGCAACCGACGAAGAACTGGAGAAAGGTCTGGAAGGCGTAAGTTTCTAACGAATCAACTCGTGGGGCTCAGGCTGGTCACTTGAACAACTCCACGAAGGCTAACGTACAAGCGGGGTCTTGGCTGACTGGACCAAAAGCCATGATAGGAAATCGCTTGTACTGCTCAACGCTGCTCACATTTGAGCAACCAAGGGCAAGCGGTTCTATCCCGACCAAGAATCGAGGTGAAAAATAAATGGCTGGTGATGTTGTAACTCAATTCTCTACTCTGTCCTCTGATGCACCGAACGTGTTTATCGCACGTCAGATGTATCGGTTGGCGGAACGTAGGATGGTTGTAGGTCGTTATGCGACTATGTATCAGATGCCTCAGCGCATGGGTAAGACCTTGCGGATCGTTCGCTATAAAAGGCTGGCGTTGCCGTTTTCTGCCCTCACTGAAGGAACTCCACCTGATGCAGTAGCCCTGTCCACCGAGAACGTTGATGTAACGGTTGAGCAATGGGGTATCGTGGCGTTGTTGACTGACGTAGTTCAGATCACAACGACCCACCCGGCGCTGCAAATCGCTATTGATCGGACCTCGATGGCTATCTCTGAAGCCCTGGAGCGAGAAATCTGTGAAACCCTGATGGGTGGCTCGCAGGTCTATTACCCAGGTTCAGCGACGACTCGACCCACGATTGGTACAGGGGACAAGCTGGACACAGCTACCGTTCTGAAGACCACCGTGGCTCTACGAGACCAGGGAGCGATGGAAGGAGCCGGAGGGTTGTTCAATGGCGTGATGTCTCCTCAGCAAGAGGGTGATGTCCTGTCCAGTGACGCAACTTTCAAGGATGCTTCCAACTTCGCTAATGTGCGTGCCTTGCAATACGGTGAAATTGGGGTTTGGATGGGTGTTCGTTGGGGCCGTGGAAACTTCCTGCCTAAGTTTTTGGGCGTGGCTGTTCCAGGGACTCAATCTGCTTCCGTTTCCGGGTATACTCACTCTGGAAGTGGAGGTAACATCGACAATTCCTTGATCATAGTGGTTGCTCGGGATGCGCTGACGGACTACGAGCGCAAGATTAGCCAGGAGTTGACGGTCGCTGATTCTGATGGGTCAATAACCATCACGACTCCGACCAGCACCAACTATGTGTACGACGTTTATATGTCTGACACTAATGGTGCCAACTACAAACTGATCTTCTCGCGTGTAGCGGCTAATACGGCGAAGACGATTGTCCTCGCTGATTATACCGCTGGCACCGCTGCTACTCCTCCTGCGATCCCCGCTTCCGGTAGGGAAGTGTTCGTCGCGTGGGTTTTTGGTCAGGACGCCTTTGGTCGTGTCGAATTAAACGGCATGTCCTTGGCTTCTTATCTAACTCCCGCTGGGGCCTCCTACAGCAATCCTTTGGCTCAAGGCCGCAAGGTCGGGTCGAAGATTATGTGGAAGTGCTTTATCATCGACGACACATTCTTCGCTCGGATCGAGAGCGCAAGTGGGTACAGCGCAATGCTGCCCGCGTAGAGTGAGTTGGATCAAACCCAGCCAGCTAACCTATCTAGCTGGTTGTTTTGATCCCGCTCACAAAACGAAAACAAGCCTCACTCGTCTTTACCACAGATGGTTCAAGATCAAGCCAAATTTGAAGCAGGCCAGTTGGTCACATACCACGGCAGAAGGGGGCA